GCACCGCGGACGTGAGCATATCTAGTTTCAGGCCGAGTTGCCGAAGTCCAGCTGCAGTATCTCCGCCACCCACCTGATTAGCGAACGCAGCGAACTGACTCTGTGGCACGACTGCCTCAGGGCCATTCTCTGCGATGAGTGCGACGTGTGGTGTCGTGAAGTACCCACCAAGGGCGTGAGCCATAAGCATTCGACTACTTCCCCCGCCAAGCAGTGGAGGAATAGCTGCCGTGACAGGAACGCTGGTATAACTGCCATCGGGTTTTACTGCTGTAATCTTGTAGTCTCCGCCGGCCGTGGTGACCGTTGTCCCGACACTGAGTCCCGCTGGAGCGCTACCATTGGGTTGAACCTGTACCGCGGTCTGCTGTAAGGCCGCCATAGCACCTTGAGCCGCCAGCACGTTGCTATACAGAGCATTGCCATATGCTGCGCCAAGGGCTGCATACTCTGGCAGTTTCCCTTGCAGCATTGCCAGGATTTGGTTACTCGTGTTGGTTGCCAGCAGTTTCTCGGCATCAGCATTGATGTTCGCTGTCGCCATTTTCTGGTCATAGAAGAAGGTGACTGCGGTGAGCTGGTCAGCATAGGACTTCTGACACGCAGTGAGTGAGTCCTTGAGTTGTTGTATCTCGATGTTCCCCGACGTCTGTGCTGCCAATATGACGGCGGCATAAGATGCCTGAGTAGAGGTAACCAAGTCCCTTAGTTGTTGGAGTTGAAGCTCCCCCGCCGTCTGTACCAGCGTCTTTTCTGCCGCATAGTAGGCATTGGCTGAAGTAAGTTGGTCGGCATAGGAAGTCTTGGCAGCAGTGACCTGATCTTTGAGCGATTGTATCTGAGCGTTTCCCGCCGCCTGTGCTGCCGTGGTTTCAGCGTCATACGTGTCCGATGCCGCCTGTTTCTGCTTCTGGAGGCTCGCCAATTGGGTATTGTAGGCTTCATCCGCCAGTTCCTTGTCGATAGCCTTCTGTGCTTCTGCGATACTTGCCGCATCCTTTGCATTGGAGAAATTAGTCCGGAGACCAGCAAGCGTATCTGTCTGCTGTACTCCATTATGCGCGTCCTCGAGGGCTTGGATTTGCGCGTCATATTGTCCGAGTGCGGCAGCCTTTTCCTGACTGATTGCATCCAGCGTCGAGTTCAATTCGTCCTGACGCTTGTTTATCATGTCATCGAGGGCACTGAGCGTCGCATCGCGTTCCTTTTCGACAGCACTGACTGCTGCGGTCTTTTCATTGTCGAGGGCACTGAGCGTCGCATCCAGTTCATCCTGACGCGCGGTTATCATACCATTGAGGGCATTGACGGCAGCAGTCTTTTCTGTGTCAATTGCAGCCAGTGTCGAGGTCAACTCGTCCTGACGCTTAGTTATCATATCGTCGAGGGCGTTGATCGTGTCGTCGCGTGCTTTCTCTATAGTCTTGACAGCAGTGTCCCTCTCGACGGAGTAGTTGTCGATGATGATCTGAGTCAGAGCACTCTCCACGTCTTGCCGCTTCGAGGCATAATCAGCCACAGAGGCGAGATACTTGTCCTGCGCGTCCTTCTCGGCCTGTGCTTTCTCTTTAGCTGCATCGGCGTAAACCTTTTCTGAAGCAAGCGCATATACCTTGTCGGCTCTTAACTTCACCGCCCCAACTTGTGACGCCGTTTCTCCCGCAGCTTTTGCATCGGCGATCGCCGCATCGCGCGCCTTGGCGAGGTCATAGATCTGACCCTCAACTGTTGTGTGGCTGAGTTTATATATCTGGTCGTTCAAATCCGAATTAATCCCGAGGATTTTTGCGGCTTCCTCGGCAGTCTTTTTGGTTGCAGCCTCAGTCAGTTTAGCCGAAGCATCGGCAGCCTCCTTATAGGCCGCAATCTTGGAAACCTTTACCCACTCGGCTACTTGACCCGCATTCTTTCCGGCGTCAAGATCTTTTTTAGCTTCAACGTCAATGGCAAGGAGTTTGTTCTGAAGCGTTGTATGCGTGAGGACATAAATCTTGTTTGCCAAGTCCGCATCCAGCGCAACTGTTTTGGCGTTGTTGGCCTCCGTTTTTGCATATTCGTCTTGTTTCTCCTTGGCATATGCTTTCGATGTCGCATTGCGTGAGGCGAGAGCGTCCTTCGCCAATTGATCATTCTGCTGTTTGATCGCATCGACGTACTTTTGATGCCCCGCCACACGGGAGGCATAATAAGCTGTTGGATCCTGACCCGCATCTGTCATAGTCGTTCCGGTATTTAGCGTCTCGGTATCATATGCAGCCATTCCCGCCGCATTCATAGAGTTCAAGAGCGCCTTTTGCTGGTTCAGCTTCTCTATCAGGTACACAACGCCCGCCGTCAATGTAGCAACGGCCCCGATAATCAACGCAATCGGACCAAGGGCAGCAATCGAAGCAGCAGAACCAAAGAGTTTGATTGCAGTAGCGGCAAGGGTGACGTAGGTTGCAACACCCTTAAACGCCACGAAGGCCCCAATAACGCCCCAGATCACCGGGGTGATTGCATCCCAGTTCTTAGCAATCCACAGGGCGATATTCACAAGCCACGAAAACACAACTTTGGCGTCATTGAAAAAGACCATGATAGCCTGCCCGACATCGACCGCCCACTTTTGGAGCGAGCCGTTCGCCTTCCATTCTTCGACTTTTGCCAACACAGCCGTAATGCCCTGCTTGACGAAATCGAAGAGACTACCAGCCCGGACCGTCCCATCATCTGCAAATCCGGCGATAGTTCTGAGAATGTCCTCGCCCGTGTCCTTCATGCCCTTGATGAGACCCGCCAGCGAGGTGGACTGCAACTCTGCCCCGGCCTTGAACCGCTTGTCCATGAGGGACAGCAGGGCAGCGTTGAAAGCTGTTTGGTTGACGATAGTGCCCTTCTGATTCGCGATCTCAATGCCAGCTTCTGTTTTAGCGCCCTCTGCTAAGACGGCAGCCTTGTTGATTCCATACTGGATCAACGCCCTGGTCGACCCGGCCAAGAAACTGCCATATGACTGTGCAGCTGCGGCCACGTCACCGTTCGTGGCGCTGGCCATATTCGCAACCTGTGGCAATACCGTCTTGGCATCTTGGCCGAACTTTGTCAAAGCTACCGTGGCAGCAAGCAACTGGTCATCAGAGAAGGGAGTCTTAGAAGCAAGGTTCAGTGCGGATGCGACCGCCTCGCCTGCTGCTTTGCTGCTCCCCATAAGTGTCGTGAGCGACATCCGATATTTCTCGATTATTTGCCCGGAAGCCAGAGCGGCAGTCCCGCCGGCAACGAACGCACCGATCATGGCCGCGCCAACCACTTTGATGGCGCGGCCAATGGCGTCAAAGGCGGGGGTTAGGGTCTTTACATCACTATTGAACCCCCTAAGTGTGGTCGAGACTTTTTTAATGCTAGCCTCAAACTCAAAAGTCTCGGCACCGATGGTAACTACGAGTTTTGCAAGTGTGGCCACTAGTTCACCACCTTTGTACCGCCGAAAGCCTCTGTCATCAACTCGACCATCGCCAGCATCTGTTCAGCAGTCTGACCCTGTTTCTCGGGCCTGTCGTAGAGCAGGAAATCTTTCATCTCGACCGCCTGGCTGTCCGGAGACCGCTGCAGGTTGACCAGCACTGAACAGATTTTTGCGCTCTGATAGTCACTGTTGACCTCGCTCCGATGCTGTTGTAACTCCCATGAACGCCAAAGCGACTGCCATTCGAGAGGCGTACAGGTCAGGAACTCTTCGCTTGTGAGTCCGAAGAGGGTTCGCCCGATGCTCCAGAGTTCGACGGCGTCAGGCTCTTCGCGTTTGGGTCGTCAGATGTTGTTTCCGTGTCCTTTCCAGCCTTCATCGCATGGAGGCCATAGACCTGCACGATGAGTACCATGAGCACAGGGAAAGCGTCAAGGTCCAGCTGCGTGTTCATGTCCTCATACGTCAGTTCACCCGGGAGAGGGATGTCCTTCTTGCCTTGTGGACGGTTTGTAATGTCCTCCCAGTGAGCCAGGCAATAAACTGCAGCGATCACGTCCGGAATCATGTCCGCAACGTCGACGCGATCTTTGACATCCAATATCGAATCGGGATCAACGACCTCATCCACCGGCAGCTGCTCGACGGGAACGCCAAGCGCCTCAGCGTGCGCGTCATTCACCCGTTTGGCCGCCATACCAGCCGACAGTTGACGCTGCAGTTGCATGATCAGGTCGTCAAGCTTCTTGTGTGTAAGAGCTTTATACCAGCCTGGGGCAGCAAGGGTCAACCTCAAATTCCTCGTCTTACCAAGTAGTTCAACTGGAACACTTTCTACTGTGCTGAAGTCCACGGTTCCTCCTGTATGAGGGGCAGGTGATTGGCCTACCCCCTTGTGTGTTTACGCTATGTAGCCTTGGCGACGAGGATGGAGTAGGTCACGGCGACCTTGCCCGTCTCCTGGACAATGATCGTGACCGGCGTGATGGACCCAGCCGCGCCCAGGGTGATGGCGCTCGAGTCAGCGCCGCTGGTAACGACTGCGCCATTGACCGTGATGACTCCTGCGGCAGCGGTCGGCTTGACGGTCACCGAGTTGATAGTATTCGCCTGACTGTTCACGAACGTACCAGGCGTTCCTGAGGCTACCGGCACGTTCACCCCGGCTGGAGTAAAGACGAAGAACGTGGTCGTAAGACCAGCAGAGAGCGTCTTGTTGAGGGTGACGGCCCCACTGACCTTCATGTTGCATGTAAACGTGAGAGCATCGACCTTCTGTGCATCGAACGGGCCGGGTATAAACTCCGTCACGACGGCCGAGAAGTTGAAGCTCGCACCCCAGGCTGGCGGAAAAACGATCACGTACGGATGAACCAGACCATCTGCCTGATCGGCCAAGAGTCCTGCCTGTCCAGGGTCAGCTAAGATCAGGTTACCCGTCACCTTGACATCATCAGAGCTGCGCATGCCTCCGATGAACTCGGCCATGCGGCCGACACTGTCATGGTTCGTGACGTCGATTGTCGTGCTCTTGAAGTTTGGCGGCGTCAGGTTCGTGATCTCTGCGATCGCGACGCCAGCGCGGGTAAGTTGTACACCAAATGAAGCTTTTGCTTGGGACATTGTAGCCTCCTCAGGCTGTGTATTGGATGATGAAGTCGGTGATCATGTCGAATAGACCGGTTGCCGAGTCATAGAGAGGGATAACGTTCTCGATCATGACCGACTGGATCTCGGCATTCGCCGCCGGCCATGTTGTCAGTGCTGCTACCACCTGCGTGTTGATCGCCTTCGCTGCCCCGATGGAAGAGGCGTAGCTCGAGACCTGTATCCGCGGATGCCGGAGCGTGACCAGCCCGTCGTGCGCGTAATCTGGGATATCGTCGATCGTCTGATAGACCACGTAGGGTGTGAGAATGCCCTGTGCTATGGTCACTGCGGCAATATGCGTCACCGGAACAAGCGCGACAAGCGGCGCAAAGGTACTGAGACGTGAGAAGATCGCGGCGTCAAGGTCAGTCATATCTTGACGTTCTCCAGTTCTTCATTCAATATGTTGACAAAAATATCAATCAAGGCGGGGACTTCTTCATCCATCGTGTTCCTCATCATGGGGTGTGCGGGCGTCGTGGGAAACCCTAGTTCCTCTGCCATAGCAACGGCAGTCTTCGCTTTCGTTGGACCAACATCAATAGAAGAAACATATCCGTCGTTATGGATACCGGATAAGATAAAGCTGTCCTTCAGCCGTGTTTTCGGATTATCCTTACCGACATAGGTAGCATATGAAATTGCTAGGGCAAGGTGTGCGGCACAGTTTTTGAGGGCAGTGTTGATCCTTGACTTAGCGACACGCGAACTAAGTGAGAGCAATTTCGCTTCACAATTTTCTAACCCATCAATATGCATCGTTATCTTGTCGCTCATGCTGCGAGCTCCTTGCACATAAGTTCAAGTGACACGTGCTGCATTTCAGGGTCGATGAGGTATAAAATGATGTAGGTGTGCGCACCGTAAACGATTTGCATGTTCTCTTCGACACTCGCAAGGTAACGAATAGTGACTTTCAGGGTAATCTCACTCTGAGATTGTTTGGAAGCGAAAAGGAGCCCGCCACTCAGGGGTTCCACAGCAGCCCACACCGTCGCCAGGGTCACGAATCCCACGACAGGCTGCCCGTAGGCGTCCGGCGTTGTAGAAGGGTACTGAATCGTGACCCTGCGGTTCAGGCGGCTGCTATCCATCAGAGTGACCAGCGATACAGGTTCAAGAGAGCTTCGACGGCGTGCGGAAGAGCTGCTATTGTGGCCCGCGTGCCGGTGATGACCGTGCCTCGTTCGTCATACCAGTCCTTGATGAGCAGAAGCATGGCTTGCGTCAGTGGGGCAGGCACCGCCGCGACCGTTCCATAAACTGGCGCAAAGTTAATCGTAGGTGGAAAGGCGGGAAGCGTTGAAAATGCTACTGCGCCCGCTGTGACGGTATAGGTGGCCGGTGAAACGACGTGCAAAACACTATTGCCATCGACATAGGTAACAGAGGAAACGCCCAATGTCTCCGTCGGCGCACCATACCCGGCGGTGAACGTGATGGTGATCGGGAAGCCAGCCGATGCAAGTTCCGGCCAGCTAAAGGTCGATGATGGTTCGATCGTCCCTGGGTCGCCCAGGGTGACGACGTACTCAGTCGCGGGCAGCGTGTGGGGCGTGTTGCTCGCGTCCAGGTAGGTAATGGATATGACTGACTGCAGCGGGGGCCTTGGCATAACGACCTTGCTGCCCCACGCGTTGCGTGACATCCTGCTCCACCCGCCCCTGAACAGCGTAGTCCAGCTGATGTGTTGCCAAGTCCACGTCTGGGTAACCAATGCCCGTCCCGTAGTCTCTTCGACATACGCGCGGGATGCCGTGATCAGGGCGCCAATGGAAGCGTCCTCGTCGGCTGTTTCAACGCGAGCCTGAACTTTGGCTTGCGCCAGCGTGACCGGTTCAACCGCGGGCGGTACTGAGAGCAACAGGATGTCGTCCAT